TGCCTTGAGCCAATCTTCATCTAATGCGTTTTCACTGTCGATCAACACCACAAAGATACCTTGTTGCTGTGCGTTCCTGGCGATGTTGCCCGAGCAGATGTAGCTCTTGCCTGCACCCGACTCACCGGCAAACACAGTGACTTTGCCTAGTGGAATGCCTTTGTTGAAGTCTCCGCTGATCAAGTAGTTGAGTGCAAAATTGCCTGTGCTGATCCAGTCTGTAGGATCGTTGAATCCAATACTCAAACCGTCGATACTCTTGGTGATATCCTTGCGGAATTTTGATACGTCAAATGGTTTTGCCATGATTACTTTCCTTCTTTAAGTTTGTATAATTCTGTAAAAATTTTACTGCTGTCTACTCCACGCCTCTGATCCATCGTTGCCAATTGTTCAAACGAATTTGTCAAATTTTTTTCAATTGGTTGCTCTATATAGTGTAACATATTTTTGTAACTGTCTTCGAGCAGGTATCCGGGACTTTCCTCGATCTTTGATTGTAATTTTAACTTCAACAAGTTTAACACATTTTCTGGTAAATGTCTAACGTTTAGGTAATCTGGACTCAACAATGCCCCAATGACAAAACTGTTGTTGTGAAATCCTAACCCTTTAAGGTAATCAACACAACCAAATACCGAATCATAATTCAATAGAAACCATAACATATTAAAACTTATTTTGTGACCCAGTTGTCTAATAGTGTTTAGATTGTCCAGAAAATCGAGCCAACGGCCTCCAAACCTTATGTATTCAAATTCCGCTTCGATGGTTTCTACACTCACAGTCCAATGAACGTTTTTGAACTGGCATACCGCATCAAACACACCAGTATCGACCTTGCTAAGGTTAGTGTTTATCCTTAAATTAACGTTGGGATTTAATTGTTGAAGCAGTTCCAAATTTTCTTTCATCAATAATGGTTCGCCGCCTGCAAGATAAACATGCTTCAATTGCTTTGCATGTTTGAATATGTATTCTTTAAATTTTTCTTGTTGTTCATCCAATGGCGTGGATATATCAGCATTTAATTCGTTGGCCCATTTGCTACTAAATTCAGGACTACAATATACACAGGCAAAATTACACAAATTTGTCCAGCGCACATCAATGGTTTGTAGATCAAAATTATTAGGTCGGTAAGTATCAAGAGGAGTTTTTTTAAATTCTCGTATGTAGAAAATTCTGTCACTTATAATATCAAAACCTTCTTTACCATGTTCTAGATCATAGCAAGTATGACAACCAGCGGCCGGAGCATTGGCTATTATATTTGTTTGTTTAGTTACATTAATAGGTCCTAACAGAATTTCTTCTATCGGTAGATTTTTAATATCACCCAAGAGGCCAGTTTTACCGTCACTACGAATACAATTTTTAACTTTTCCGTCAAAGTTATACATCAATCCTGTCCAGGGCATAGGACAAAAATGTTTGTTTGTCAATACATCTTTGGGATTCATTGGTTTAATGGCCCTAGCGATATTTCTGGAATTCGCAGGTTGTTGGCTTCGGCCATACGCAGTATAGACATCAACACACCAGCCCAGTTATCAACGTCGGCTGCAGGAGGAACAGTTTTGTCTGGACTGGTTGCTATATTACCAGGTCGTACCACAGTAATTTTCAATCCAAGACGACGATAACGTATTTGTTTTACTGCTTCTTCCAGTGTGACTTTTTGCAAACGATAATGATCCATATCAAGCCCAGACAAAGACGATACAGGGTCTTGTGTCATCATGGTGCTGACAACAATAATATGTTTTTTTGTTCCAACCCAACGTCGGGCCATTTCGAACAACAATTCAGTTTGGGAGTAGCCGGCTTGGGCATTGTTAACAAATACATCGCACGGTTCAATTTGATCACAAATCTTAGGTGTGTTGCGAATATTGTTGCCTTCGCGTTGACTCAGTCCTACAATTTCATGACCATCAAGAATGTATCCCTTGGCAAGAGCTTGTCCTATACCTGCAGTATGTCCAGTGATTGCTATTTTCATACCATGCCTCTAATTTGTTTTTGTTTTGCTATATATGCTTCTCTTGCCACAGTATCAGTATTATCAACACTCAACTCAACAGGTGTGGTCAGATAAGCATAACTGTGTTCGATACTGTGTTCTTGGGCAAACTTTTGAATGTTGGGCAGATCGTCTACGTTTAATACACTGACTGTGGTCCATAAATTCAAATTGACTGGCATTGTTTTATACTGCATTAGATTGCGGTAGAAATCCGGCCACAGTATTGGCCAACGAACAAATTCAAAAACAGATCCAATACCGTCACAACTTGCTGTAACAGTAACTTCAATACCTTTTGCGGCAATGTCAATCAGTTCAGTCAATACTGTGCTACAATTTGTATTGAGTCGTAAAGTTTTGAGATTGGGTGGCAAATTTTTTAATAGTCGTTTATAATTTTTACTGTAACTAGGTTCGCCACCATTGATGTCTAAATGCACAATTCGTTCTTGTGGCAAACTCCAGAATTGATCCGTGTTATTAGTAATAGGAAATCCAGGACCCGTTAAACTGCCTATCCTGGTGCTTAGATTTTGGTTACAGGTCTGACAAGCGGCATTGCATAGATTATCCAATACACCTCCAACCTGTAGGTAATCTGTTTGTGCGGTTTGATCGTGCAACGCTGTTGCATACGCTCGTATGCTGTTGGGCTCAGTTTCTTGACATCGCACACATTCATTGGGCCATTGGCCGCTGGTCATCAAATGTTGAGCATTGATCAACCACTCACTGGATTCCATTGCCTCAAGCGTGTCAAACTGCGGTGCATTGACCATGTGCCCGCATCGACTAACGGTACCGTTGGAATTAAATCGAACAAAATGATCTAATCTAGGACAATACATAGGTTGGATTTAAAATTTTTTGAGAATAACCAATTACATAATTGTATGCGTCAATATCAAACTTTTTAATGTTTTGAATTAATTGTTCAACTGTTAACGATTGTCCAATACAATCAAATATAATTTCATCTATTCTTAGATACATTTCATTATTTTTTAAATTTAATAGTTGTTCTCGAATCTCCAGTGTCACTGGATCTATGTCTTTTGGTGGTATATGTAAACTGGTAATAGATTCAATACTATCCATTCCTATAAAATTTAATTGAGCATTACTTTTTGTATATGTAGACAGATGCAATATCCAATACAACTGAGGACAATAATGTCTATTTAAAAACAAATAATTTTTTGCAAACCATAGTATTGTTGCAGGATCGAGCGTAGGGTTGTCTCGACTAGTCATCTGAACATAAGTGTTTATTCCTGAAATAAATCTTTCCAGTGGGTGTCTGACAACTACATCAATTTCAGTGAGCTGTGTAATTTGTTCGTTTATTTTAATTCGCCAATTATTCTTTCTTGCAGCAATACGTAAACTGGAGGAACCATTTTTAAAAATAGGATAGACATACCGCTGTGAGGGTATGATTTCAATTACCTCACAGCGGTCTGGAAACAAAACACGATCTAAATGCGATAACATCTATTACGCTTTTTGACGGGCCCTAATCATTGCCAAGATGTCTTGAGCTTTGTCACTGGATGCAGGCTTGGCCACAACCGGTGCTGTTGCTGCTGCTGGCTCTTCGTCATCAAAGTCACTTGATGCTGTTGGCGCTGGAGTAGGTGCTGCCGCTGGTGCTGTTTCGGCAGCCGGAGCACTGGAACCTCCTGGAGCATTAACACCGGCTGGGCGGAAATACTGACCCCAACGTTCGGTGTCATAGCTTTGGCCATCAACTGATGCTTCAAACATTTCTTTGATGACCTTGAGTTCGACCTCACCTGGCTTCTTGGGCATAAATGTGCTCAAGTCAAACAAGCCATGCTTTTCAATTGCAGCTTGTTCGGCTTCGGTAAGTGCTGACTCTTTACGAGCCCACTTGCTACCGTTGTAGTCAGCAAAGCCACCTTTACTACCTTTGCTAACACGGAAGTCCAGGCCACGCAAGTAGTCTGTTGGCAATTCTTCCAACTCAGGATCCATCAACGCACCCTTAATAGTTGTAAAGATTTGTGGGCCAATGATGAATCTGCGGATTGGATTCTCTGGAGTCTTGTCATCGCCTAGTGGGTTCTCGCGAACAAAGCCTTGGAAAATGTATGAACGTTTTTTCCAATACTTACGACCCATTTCTTCTAGACTTTTATCTTTGAACCAAGTGCGAACTTCGGTAAGCACTGGACAAGTTTCTTGCCACATTTCCACGCAAGGGACTTGCACGTATACTTGTTTGGATTCCATCTCACCTTTGACGCCATTGAATGGCAAACGAATCATTGCTCGTTCTTGCCAAAAGAATGTGTTCTTGGTGTTGCCGTCTGGGAGGAATCGGAGTGTTGCGGATGCGCCTTCTTCCATGTTCCAGTGTGGATAAATTGCATTATCACCACCTGTGGAATTGCCGCCTTGTTTGTTACCTTCTGATTGTGCGAGTCTCGCACGGATGTCTGCTAAAGATGCCATAGTTAGTTGCCTTTCAAAGTTTAGTTACTATGTTGCCTATCTAAAAATTTAGATCGAGTTGCCTGTGATGCTGAATAGAAAAAGCGCATACACATGTGTAGTATATACGCTTTGTTTCTCAGCGTCAAGTGTATTTATGACGCGGTTGTTCTAATTGCAGAATTACTTCTTCATTCCGGAAAGTTCTTTGAGTCGGTCCAGAAAGCTAATGTCTTTGGACACCTCCTTCATTTTGCCGGCGTGTCCATATTGACCAGCCAATGGTGAACGACTTTCTTCTGCCACTGAGTCTGGATGTGGTCGGCCGTGGGCACGTTGGTAAAAATCAAATTCAGCTTTGCGATCTTTTTGCTCAATATCTTTGGCGGTCAGTGGTTCTTGACCTTTGCGTTGGATGGCTGGACGTTCGTAATCACGTGGATTGGCTGGATCAATAGATTCTTCTGCTGGTGGTTGAGAATACTGAGGTGATCCAAGTTTAGCAGTATCGTATGGTCCTGTTGG